AGTCCTTTTCCTTCATTGCTGTAATCAGTTCTTTAGTATTCACTTCCGAAAACTGTACAAGTATACCTTCATCAATAACACCGGAGCTACTGTAGCGCTGTAGTTCGTTTATCACTCTCCTATAGTCAGGATAGTGTTTCATCAACAGCTCTGCTAACACTTTGTCTTTGTACTGTACACCCTCTTGTTCAAGTACGTGTTGCATACGTTTCATAAAGGCAGCAGCGAGGGTTCTCTTGTCTCCTCTATGAGCAGTAAACTCAATGACAGTAGTTCTACTGTGTAGAGGTGCGATAATCTTTTGCTTGTAGTTACAAGTGAATATGAAGCGACAGTTATCAGAAAAGGACTCAATAAAAGCCCTGAGAGCAGGCTGTACTGACTCCCTGTTTAGATAGTCAGCCTCATCTATGATGACAACCTTAGGCTTGCCAAGGAAGGACATACCACTAGCAAACTGTTTAATCTTAGTCCTCAGTGTATCAATCTGACGACCTTCATCCGAACCATTGATAATAATGTAGTCACTGCCGAGTTCTTCACACAGGGCTCGTGCTACTGTAGTCTTACCTGTACCTGCTGTACCGCACAGAAGCAGGTTAGGAACTTCCCCCTTAGAGAGAAATTCCGTAAACATACTTTTGATAGATTCAGGTAGGATACATTCTTCAATAGTCTTGGGACGATACTTCTCAACCCACAAGAAATGTTCCATTCACAACTCCATAATATAATATAATTTTAACCTAACTTTTCTTTTACTGCTGTTGAATCGGTCACATTCAACTCAATATGTTTACCTTCTTCCTGCTGTTCTTCTTTTACTTCTACTTCTACTTCTTTTTCATCAGACATTATCTTCCTCCTCAAAAGGATTTACTTCTTCTTTTAGGACTTTGCGGATCATGCCCAATGCAGGACCCGTAGTCTTAAAAATATATTCTGCGTCACCATCAACACTGTTAATTTCTAGCAACCATCCATTTGCTACTTCACGCAAAGTAAAAGACATTTTACCGTCCATAATTAAAACTCCGAAGACTTATCTAGAGCAATCCAATACTCTACATTGTCTGACTTAAAGTGTACGAAACCACCGGTCGATGGAATGTTTACTGTATAATCCTTAGGCATCATTTTGATATTCTGCGTAGGGATATGTGCTTTGAAAGTCTTATCAGTTTGACCGATAACAGTTTCAAACTTTGTAGCGTTACTCAACTCAGGGTCTGTAATACGCACCTTAGCGTTAGTACCGTCTGCGATAATACTTACAAAAGGAGCTGAGATAGTCGCTGCTGTACGTAACCAAAACTGTAGTGAATCATTAGTCAAGGCGTGAGTAAAGAAGCCCTCCGAAGAAGGCAAGTCCTTCTCAGGTGGTGCTGTGACAAGTTCAGGTTTTGAGTAAAAGAAATTAATCTCACCAAAGTTCTGAACCGAGATTGCCATATGGTCATCATTAAGACTAACTTCAGGTTCATCACCCAAGGATAGCACTGCTAAGAGTTCATTCAGGTCATAGATCGCAAACTCCTTATCGAAGCTCTCGGTCAATGTAGCCTTAGCGAACGCACTCTTACCAGAGTTAATAGTACGAATTTCCTGTCCAGCCTTTACTAGGATGTTAGGATTAATTTGCGAGAAGTTCTTTAGAACCTCAACTGTGTTCTTGCTTAGTTTCATAATATAGTTCCTTCACTATGTTAATAATATATTATTATAATATAAATAGGACTCAGTGTCAACTGCTTTTAACTTTCTAATACAGAAACATCTATAGTAGTCCCTGCATTGTTAGCTTTTTCTACTAGGTTATTTCTATTCCAAACAGGTAAAGCCGCATTATAAAAAGACTGCCAAGATTCCTGGTCAGGAAAGGTGTAAATCGCATCTTTTACGAGTCCTTCGCCTGAATATTCTACAGTGCCACCATGTTCTGTCACCAATGAAGGCACAACACCTACATCACCCGATGAATAATCAAAAGTTTCAGTCAATACTTGGGAATCACTAGCTCTAGTGATTCTAAATCTTACTTTATATGCCATTGTTATCTCCTAAATAGCAGGTTATATGTCTCTTATTTATAACCTTGGTCATGTTCATTCAAGGCTAACAAAGCATAATGTAAGATTTTTAGTAGGTCTTTTCTATTGTGACCATCCTTCTTACCGTATCGCTGAGTATACTTGAGGACATTGCCGAGGAAGAATCCCATGCCGTGTCCACAATCCATAATAAACTCTGAGGACTGAAACCTATTACGGCTGTAATGCTCACCGTACGTTGCGTCCACATAAGCCTGGAGCTCTGCAATTAGAGCTCCTTCGTTAAATTTGTAATCAACATTCTTCATAATTATCTTTACCATAAAAATTTTTATATATACACCTGACCTGACTAAATTTATTTTCTGTAGCATAGTCTCGTATTTCTTGTAAAATATCCTCTAAAGAAACCTTACTAGTGAAATATTCAGTTTTCCATCCAGTGTTATCCGTTATCCTATACTCATCAAATTTTTTGTGTATTGTTTCTTCCAATTCTATTACCTGACCATCCGTACTACATTCAAAAACATGAGTAAGGCACATTTGTTGACGAATCTCAGGGTCTTCTTCTGATCTGCCTCGTATTAATTTAACCAATCTATCATGTAATGCTTTAATTTCTGTAGACTCACAGTGCCCTGGTTTATATTTTTTACCGTCCCAGAAACAATACAATAAGTAATTAGATTTATTCATATTAAAAGTTAAGAGCCGTTTCTTTTGTAAGGAATTTAGTATACTGTTTAGCTACATCATTCTTAGCAGCTGCTAAGACCAACCATTTGGCATCTTTATTTTCAAAGATATAGTCCAACCCTTCTACCAAACCATCATCATGTCCTTGTTCAACAAGCAGACACCACATCAACTGCCATCCACGTGATTGTGTCCACCTTAAGTCGCTTTTAGATAAAATTTTAGTAAGTTCGGTTTTTACACTGCTCATACCACCCATCAACATAACTAGATTCTTCCAATTATTGTGTATGTTTTCTTCTTTCAGAAGACCCTGGACTTGAAGATTGCTCCAAAATGCCCAAATAGTCTCATCAAATCTTGTTTTTCTAAGATAAGAATCATTAGCAACAAATTTACACAATGCTTCTACTACAGTAGGTTTTTGGCTCATAATGTCAGTATGAGTAAAAGAACAGGGTATGTTTTTTTTATGATCTTTTGTCGGCAAAAGTCTACAATTATATTTCTCCATAATTGATATTTTTTCCAACATACTATCATTTGAACCCCAGCTAGAATTCAAGCCGACCAATTCAAAGTCAGAATAATCTTCTCGGGTTTCACGCAAACTATTAACAGCTATACGAATAACGTCATAATCCTTTAAGTCTGCTTTACCTAAAATATTATATTGTAACATCAACAGTCCGCCAAAACCTTTTGGACAATTATAAAATTTAACAGCATTTTTAAAAACTACACTTTCCATATCAGGCGTAGTAATAATATCACCCATGCCGTGAGTCTCACCATCACACAGGTGCATCCTCCCGGGAGCGTTTACAGGATCATACTCATATGCAAGAACAGGAGTATTTAAATATTCCATAAAATTTTCTACAATGCCCATAGAATGGGCATCTGCTTCTTTTTCCCTCTGAAACAGAGGTATACTATCACAATCAGCTGCGGCCAGATCACCATATTCTACTCTAATGCCAGCTTTTTCGGCATTTTCTTTTCTGTTTTTACAGAAAATATTTCTAGTAGTTTCGCTATAACCCATTTTTACTAAAAGTCCCCTTGCTAAATCTATTAAAGGGACCGCAGAATTGATAGGAACATTCTGCTCAACTCCAGGATCAAAAGGATTATTTTCTGCTGTAAAATTTGGATTGCCTATGGTCATTTTTTAGTCCTCACTATTTAAATGTAACTACCATTATACACGTTTCGGAGCGAATGTCAAGCATTAAAACTCGACATCGTCCAAAGAAGCTTTCTCATCCTCAACGGATTCTGGGTTTGCAGGGTCAACCTTAGTGTACAAGTCAATAAATGCCGCCTTAGTATCAGCGTCAAAACGGTTGGTACACAAGGTGATTGCCTTAATCTTGTCTTTGAATACACCGTAAGCATTTACAATGTGCTCAAGCCTACGGGTGCTGACCAACTCGTCTATAGCACCCTCGAAAAAGGTCTTACGAATCACCTCGGACCAAGTAACCAGATGAGTAGCGAATTCCTCATCTGTATAACCAGCCTTGCCCATCTTGTTAAGGATGATGCGCTTCTCTACGGCTGCTGTAGGGTACTCCTGCTCAACGGTAATTGCAAAACGCTCCAGGAACGCTTCGTCCAACAGCTGAGCGCTGATGAATTTACCATCATCTGAACCACGACCTTTTGTATTCGCAGTCGCCACAATAGTAAACCCGTTGGCAGGAGCGACGGTCTCGCCAGTCTTCTTATTGAAGTACGCTTTACCTTCAAGGATGGCCTGGAGACACATCAACTTGTTGGATCCACGATCTACCTCATCAAGGATCAGGACCGCGCCACGCTTCATGGCGGTGAGGACCGGTCCTTCTCTATAGACTACGTTACCATCAACTAGGGTATTGCCACCGATTAGATCGTCCTCGTCGGTCTCAATACTAATATTTACACGGATAGCCTCACGCTTGAGCTGAGCGCAAACCTGCTCAACCATTGTGGTCTTACCGTTACCGGACAATCCGGAAATGAAAAGTGGGTAGAACATACCACCCTGAAGGATAGTCTTGAGGTCCTTGTGAAAACCAAAGGGTACATAAGTATCGTCTTTGGATGGGACCAGGTTTTGAATATCCATTGCTAATTTGGCCATTGATACTACCTTAGACTCGGGAGCCTGAACAGGAGCTGGGGGAGGTGTGACAACCTGCAGTTTGGGCTCACGGACAGGAGCTGCTTTGATAGCTGCTGTGCCAGTAAACATCTCGGTCATATCATATACACCGGATTCAACCTTGTACTGATCCTTGAGAATAAAACCTGGGTGATTAATACCCAGTGATTTGGCCTCACGGATAATATCCTTACGGGCTACGTGGTTGTTTCCGTCAGCGTATGAACGGAGGGTGTCAATAAGTGCGTTACGGTCAGTCATAATATAGTCTCCTCACAAGACATTAATAATAAATTTTAGTGCGTTTTTTCATTCTATAATGCTTATTATACACGGATTATATCAAAAGTCAAGCATTATTTTCATTTATTTGAAATCTTTTTTCCGTTATAAATCAAGCACTTACCACTGAACTAAGTTGTTGATTTCATTGAAGTTTTTTTACAGCAAATCAATGACTTACAAACCTACCGTGAAATCTGTAGCGAGAGTAGTATTCTCACTCGCTACATCTCACGTAGCGCTATCTATGCAATTTCTGGGATAAACTTCTGTACAAAGATGCGCTGCTGTGCCTTAGAGCCTGCAAACTTGCGGAACCCACGTAGTAAGTCACCCTTTTTAGTGGACTTGACCTCGAGCGCCTCGTCCTCGATGCTCAGCTTGCCGCCGTTCATAATGTAACGTACATCGAAACCTGTCTTGTCTCGTGCTTCGATTAAACCAGAGGACTGCTGTGGCTTGAATATCTTTTCCCATTCCCAGTAGCCCATGTTAATGTCACCAACAGTAGCGTAATCCTTACAATCCTCGAGAGTGCGCTTAGTGAACCTGTCCAGTATATGATAGTTTACAACCTTAGAGCCTGTAATCTCCTTGTATATCTCAAGCAGAGTACAAGTCAATTCTACGTTATGATGCGCTCTGCCTTTAAGCATGGGGTACACTGCTGAGCCATACTTGAAAACAGGCTCTTGTCTGTAACCAGGATTTTGAGGCCACATTTTTCCCTCGCTCTCCTTCCAGTATTCGGAGAAATCAGTAGCCTCACCGTCAGTCAGGACAATAGTATTAAGAATCT